CTATGTATGACTACAGTAAACTTACAGGATACATTGACTACTTACAGGTAGACTGTGAGCCACCTAAAACAACCTTTGAGATTCTAAAAATGATTCCATTTGAGCAGTGTCAATTTGGTGTTATTACATTTGAGCATGACTACTATGCAGATATTACAAAAACTTATAGAACCTTATCAAGGAACTATCTATTAAGTAAGGGATATCTTCTCGTTGCTACTAATATTGCACCAGATGATGCAAGTGCATATGAAGATTGGTATGTGCATCCTAAACACATTGATTCAAAAATCATTAAGATTATGCTAAATGCTGATGAAACCACTAAAAATGCAGAAAAATACATGCTAGGAATGTTATAATTTTTTTGTATATTATATGTATGAAGTATATACATATATCACGCATTAACCTTTCAACTATATTACAGGTATGTCTTATTGTGATGTGCCTGTTCTTGCTTATGAGAAAACCTACACAGGTTTATCCAGTGAGTAAACAGAAGACTATTGAAAGAAGAATTGAAGGTAAAGAGACTGTAATTAAGGAGCAGGGAAAAGTAATTGACAATAGTAAATCAATTATTGCTGAACTTAATCACGGTCTTTTTGATTTACAAGCACAACTAGATGATGTAAAAAACTCTAGAGATACCTTCAATATTGTCCAGATTCAGGATACAATGATCCATGTACTTTATAAAAGAGACAAAGAAAAGGATGCTATTATAGCAGCCCAGGATACTATCATAGTAGCGCAGAGATATATTATTAACTCTCAAGATACTATCATAACATCACAAGCTTTTGATATCAAAAAACTAAAAAGACAGAGAAACATTTCTTTGTTATTAAATGGATTATTAACTACAGGTTTAATTATAAAATAATGGAAATAGGACAATTAATACAATGGGGACTGATTGCAGTAACAGGTGTACTAGGATATTTTTTAAGAATGATCCACACAGATGTTAGAAACAATACAGAAAGTCTTGGTAAACTTAAAGGAAAAATTGAACTTGTAGAACAAGAATCAAGATTAAAGTATCAGGCAATTCAAGAACAGACACAGCTTGAAATTAAAAACTTAGCTAGAACTGTTGGTGAATTATCAGATGCAGTTAAACAATTAATATTACAGAGATAATGGATACAACAGCAGTAGAAACAACAGCACCAGATTTTGGTGTATTTGCACAACTAGCAGACTATGGTCCGCTTGGTTTAGCAGTTTTAGCTCTTGGATATGTAGCTTGGATATTTATTAAAAGACACCTTGATGAATCTGCAAGACTAAAAGAAGAGCTTAAAGAAAAGAAAACAACAACTAGAAGAAAAACTAAGAAGTAATGTCATTTGGACCTTTTGAAGTATTGACTCAATATGGAGTATTAGGTTTTGCTGTTCTAGGACTAGGATATCTTTGTTGGATGTTCCTTAATAAACTAATTAAAAGTGAAGAGGACTATAGACAAAGAGTGGAAGAACTAGAAGGAGAATATAGAGAAGATCTAGAGAAAAAACTAGATGAAAGCACTGAAAGCTCAAAGAGTCTTAAAGAAACTGTATTGATGCTATTTGGTAAAAAATGAAAAAGAAATTACTTATAGTTGGTATACTATTTATTGCACTGGTGGTAATACAAATATTCTCTAGTGGTACAGAACATGTAGTTGTAGTAAAAGATAATATACAACTGACTGGAGAAAATAAACAACTTACTACAGCAAACAAGAAGTTAACAAGTAGTGTAAAACAACTAAAGGCTGAGAACCAAGAACTGGTAGAAGATAAAGCCAATCTTGAGAATATGGTAGCAGAAGTTATAGGAGATTTAGATAGTACAAAGTCTATAGTTAAAGACATTAAAAAAGAACTAGCACATGAAAAAGATATTAATGTTAAGCAGTCTACTGGTGACCAGTTTGATTTTCAGCCAATCAAACTACCCGCTGAAGACGGTAATCAAAGGTGACAGTGTAGTTATCTTGACTGTTAAACAGGCAGATGACATTAATAACATTTTTGAAAAACAAAAAGCTACTATTGCAGCACTTAAATTAAACATTGCAACTAGAGATAGTTTAATTGCTGCCAAGGAAATTATATTACTGGAAAAGACACAGGTCATAGAGAACTTTGTTTTTGATACAGTAATAGCAAAGAGATTAGATATAATAGAACATTGGATATTAGATGCAGGTATTAACTCTACCTGGATTTATTACTCATGGGAAGACTCAACACTATATGCTGTAGATTTGAGCCAATACAAAGTAAGAAAGGATGATTATACTGGAGATCTTATATTCTATAGATGTGAAGAGTTAATCCTTCCTTATGAAGATCAAGTTCAACCACCAAAAGGTTGGGAAACTGATATAGTTAAACCAAGGAGACCACGGGTAACTAAGGTCCCTATAAAAATGTAAATATGAAAAAATTTTTTAGAGAGTTAATCTCAGATGATAATCAGATTAATGAGCAAGCTTTTGTAGGTGTAATATCATTCTTTGCAATGGTATTTGTTCTATTTATTGATGTAATTACAGGAGTTATTGGTAATGAACTTATCATAAAAGAATTTATCTTTGATGGGTTTATGCTACTTACCTTAGGTGCATTTGGTATTACTACTGCTGGGCGCATCATGAGTTTAAAGAATAAAGCAAAGAAACAAGAAGAGACTTCAGAAGAAGTAGTAGATTAACCATATAAAATAAATAAAATGCAACTAAGTAAAAATCTAGCATTGTCAGAAGTAACAAGAAGTGAAACTGCAAAAAGAAGAGGTATCTCTAACATGCCTACACCAGAACACATTGAGAACTTTAAAAAGTTAGCTGAAAATGTCTTTCAACCAATCCGTGACCATTTTGGTGTTCCTATCCGTATTAGTTCAGGATACCGTAGCAAAGAACTTAATGCAGCTATTGGTGGCTCATTATCTTCACAACATTGTCAAGGTGAAGCAATTGATATTGACATGGATGGTACAACCATAACTAATAAGCAGATCTTTGACTTTATTAAAGACAACTTAAACTTTGATCAACTTATCTGGGAATTTGGAACAGATAAAAATCCTGATTGGGTACATGTATCTTATGATTCAGCTGGTAAACAACGTAAGCAAATTCTTATAGCTAAAAGAGCTGCTGGTGGTAAAACCACGTATGTTCCATATAAATAAGTACGTATGAAATTCAGAAATGGTTGGAATACTTATACCAAACAATGGGATAAGTTGGCTATTAAAGTAAGATTCTCTTTTATTGACATCTTATCAATTGAGATAGATATATCTAGAGACTTTTATCTTTTTACAATTTTAAACTTTACTATCAAGAATAGATAGTATTATACAAGATACTGTAATCCAGGTACTTTCTGTGCCTGGATTTTTTATTTAAACAATATACATTTAAACTTATTTTGTATATTTGTGTAAATCATAAATATAAAAAAATGGAAAATCAACAAGATGAAAGGATGTTTACTCCTGAAGAATTAGAAGCAAAAAGAAAAGAAATGCTTGCATTTTATAATGATTCTATGCCTTATTTAAAAGCTCAATTTGAATATGAAGAAATTCTCATGAAAATTGATGAGGTAAGATTCAAGAGAACTAACATTCAAATGCAGTATGCAATGATGATGCAAGCACAACAAGAAATGGAATCAGAGCCAGAAGGAAATGATTTTGATGTTGACAATGAACCAACAATGCCTGAGCAAGGTAAGAGAAAGCTTAGAAAAGAATAACCATGGCTTTAGTAAATCAAGTACAGAAAAAAGTGGTAATGTCTAAAAAAGATATTATCAAGTTTCAGTTTATTACTCATTGTTATATAAATAAAATAGCTTTGAGTGACTCAGATTTTGAGTGCTTGACGTTGCTTAGTACAATTGGCCCACTAGAATTATCAAGTTTTTGTTATGAAGCTTCAAGTGAATATGCAATTTTTAAATCAGAACAGACTGTAAGAAATTGTATTAATAAGTGTGAAAAAAATTCTTTAGTTCTTAAAGATTCTAAAAACAAAAAAGTTATTCTAGTTAATCCTAATTTGAAAATTCAAGTTGAAGGAGGTATATTATTGGACTATAAATTTTTTGGTAAATGATACCTAAAAAATCATCTGCCATCTACAAAGAACTTGTAGAAGAAATTAATGTACCAATAGAACTTGTAGAAGATTTAATACAAGCCTATTATAAATCTTTAAGAAATGAATTAACAAATCTTACCGAACCTAGAGTAAATGTAGAAGGTCTTGGTCAATTTGTAGCTAGACCAGCGCTAGTTAAAAAATCTATTATAAGATATAAAAAAGTATTGGACTCACATGATACATCTACTTTTAAAGCTTACTACAATAAAAAGATGTTAGAAGACAAATTAGAAAAGCTTGAAAATTTAGATTTAAAAATTGAAGTGCAAGATTTAAAAAAACAAGAATTTATAAAAAAGAAAAATGAAAGCAGCACTGAAAGCAATTTGGGAGAACAAGAAAGCAATTCTTGAAGGCATTAAGAACTCTGTAGTAAGAGATGAGTTTGTAGAAGATGTTGCAAGAATGAGATATGATGTTTGTGATGACTGTCCAAGCAAGGGCAAAAAATGTGCTGTAAAAGGAACAGCTCCTTGTTGTAATGAATGTGGATGCTCATTAACTTTTAAAACCAGATCTCTTTCATCAGAATGTCCTCTTGGTAAATGGCAAGCAATTGCTACAGAAGAAGAAGAAGATAAACTAGAACAGTTATGAGTATAGTATTTAATGCAGATGATCACAGTTATAAGAGTGTAGATCCTAATGATGAAATTAAGTGGGTTAGTGTAACTACCTTACTATCTAGTCTTAAGAAACCTTTTGATGCTAAGAAAGTAGCAGAGAGAGTAAGTAAAAATAAAAAGTCTAAATGGTATGGCATTGACCCTAAAGTTATTGTTCAGATTTGGGATAATGAAGCTAATAGAGCTACAAGTCTTGGTACATTCTATCATAACCAAAGAGAATCTGATTTATGCTCTCTTGCTTCTATTGAAAGAGATGGGGTAACAGTTCCTATTTTTAAACCTTATGAACAACCTAATGGTTTAAAGATTGCTCCTATACAAAAGCTTGAACCAGGCGTGTATCCAGAACATATGGTCTATCTTAAGTCAGCAGGCTTATGCGGCCAATCAGATTTAGTTGAAGTAGTCAATGGTAGAGTTAATATCATTGACTACAAAACTAATAAGGAGATTAAAACAGAATCATTTAAGAACTGGGAAGGAATCTCTGAAAAAATGCTTTCACCAGTAGATCATTTAGATGATTGCAACTTTAATCACTATGCTTTACAATTAAGTATTTACATGTATATTATCTTAAAGCATAATCCTAAACTTCAACCCGGAAAAATATTTATTCACCATATTACATTTGAAACAGATGGTGAAGATCAATACGGATATCCTATTGCTAAATTAGATGAGAATGGAGAACCAAAAGTATTAGAAGTAATACCAATGCCGGTACCCTATCTTTATGATGAGGTTATCTCAGTTATTAATTACCTCAAGGAGAATCCTTATATTATTAAAAAGAAGTAGTTATGATATTTTATGAAATAAGAGAAGTCAATCCTAATTATCCAGGCCGTAATAAGATATTGGCTTATAAAGGAACTATATTATTTAGATTTAAAGGAAAGTTATTATGTTATCTTAGACCTTTAAAGAATAAAAGTAAAAGTTTTGAAGATCCTAGAAATCCAGATGTCTATTTACCAACTGGATTTATTGTCTGTAGAAATGATAGTCTATTATATTATCAACATTATTTAGCTTCAGGTTTTATAGATGGGTTAAAAAATATATTAGGTATAAAATCAAAACCAAAAATTGAAAATCCATTTGCATGATTGTAAGACTATTTGATGTTCAGAATGGTAAAGTAATTCCCACGGAACACTGTTATACTTTAAAAGCACTTAAAGATATTATGGATAATTATCCAGACGATTATCTTAAAATATATCTCTACTTATTTTATATGACATGTCCTAATCCGGATATGAATCCTTTCTTTCATACTCCAGAGATAGATAAAGAACATATTATTCTAAAAGAAATAGAAGCAGAATTCTCTACAGAAGATGATGATATTCATACTGCTTTACTATTCTGCCAGAGAATGTACGAAACACCTACTTCTAGAGCATATAAAGGAATGGCATCTATGTTAGATAGATTAGCTAGATATATGGAAACAACAACTATTACTGCAGGTAGAGATGGAAATATTAATTCACTGGTAGCTGCAGCCAAAAACTTTGATCAGATTAGAGCATCATTTAAAGGAGTATATAAAGATCTTCAGGATGAGCAATCAAGCAAAGTAAGAGGTGGACAAGGATTAGCTTATGACAGTTAATTATGAGTGAGATTTATCAAGACATACCAACCTATGACAATGGAACATGGACAACTACAAGTTTTGAATCCAGAGAGGACTTCAGCAACTTCATATTTGGGGTTTTCAAAGAACCCGGTAATTACAGATTCAACAATACAACTAATCAGGTATTTACATCTGAGTCAAGAAGGTTTAGAGATACAGGAGTATATTGCACAGCCCCATTCAAATCAAAAGACTTCATTGCCTATTGGGATGATCAAAAACAAAAATGCCGGAAAGGGATAATTGTAAAAGAAAATAATGACACCTGGTTTCTTGCAAGAGAATACTACATGTGGTTAAACTTCTTACCAATCTTTGATAAAGAACAACAGAAGTTTGACTTTGCTAAAATTAGAGATGCTCAGTATCATATGGCTTTATATGAACTACTTGCTGAGATAAACTATAAACATGCTGCTATTCTAAAGAAACGTCAGATTGCATCTTCTTATTATCACATGGGTAAGTTTATAAATCAGCAATGGTTTGAAGCGGGGGTTACCCTTAAGATGGGAGCAAGTCTTAAAGATTACATCAATGAAAAAGGATCCTGGAAATTCTTACAGGAATACGCAGCCTTCTTAAATGAGCATACAGCATGGTATAGACCTATGTCTCCAGACAAGGTAATGATGTGGCAACAGAAGATTGAAGTAAGAAAAGGAGATAGAAAAACAGAGGTTGGTCTCAAAGGTACTATTCAAGGTATGTCATTTGAGAAAGATCCCACAAATGGTGTAGGGGGTCCGGTAAAATACTTCTTCCATGAGGAGGCAGGAATTGCACCTAAGATGGATCAGACTTATGAGTACATGCGCCCGGCCATGCGCTCAGGTATGGTTACTACAGGTATGTTTATTGCAGCAGGATCTGTGGGTGACTTGTCTCAGTGTAATCCATTGAGAGATATGATTCTTAATCCGCTCTCTAAAGATATTTATGCTGTAGAAACTAATCTTATAGATAATAAAGGAACTGTAGGTTTGTCAGGTTTGTTTATTCCAGAACAATGGTCAATGCCTCCATACATAGATGAGTATGGTAATTCACTTGTAGAAGAAGCATTAAAAGCATTAGATGATCAGTTTGAACAGTGGAAAAAAGAACTTGCTCCTGAAGATTATCAGTTACGTATTTCTCAGCATCCAAGAAATATTCAAGAAGCTTTTGCACATAGATCAGTATCAGTATTTCCAACTCACTTGGTTGCTGCACAAGCAAGAAGAATAGAAGAGAAAGAATATGCCTACGAGTTCTTAGATATATTTACTGATGAAAATGGTAAGATTGCTGTTAAGGGTACAGATAAACAACCAATCAAAGAGTTTCCAATAAGTAAGAAAACAGAAGATAAAACTGGTGTACTTGTTGTTTGGGAAAGACCAATTAAAGATCCTACATTTGGTCAGTACTATGCTTCTATTGACCCCGTGTCAGAAGGTAAGACTACAACATCAGAGTCACTCTGTTCTATTTATATTATGAAAGCTCCTGTAGAAGTTACTAAAGTTACTATGGGAGAAACAGAAACATACATAGAACCAGATAAGATTGTAGCTGCTTGGTGTGGTAGATTTGATGATATTAATAAAACTCACCAGAAGTTAGAACTAATCATAGAATGGTATAATGCATGGACAGTAATTGAGAACAACATCTCATTGTTTATTCAGTATATGATTTCTAGAAAGAAACAGAGATACTTAGTTCCTAAGAGTCAGATTCTGTTCTTAAAAGATCTTGGTGCCAATGCTAACGTATTCCAGGAGTATGGTTGGAAGAACACCGGTACATTATTTAAAGCTCACTTATTAAGTTATGCTATTGAATACTGTAAAGAAGAACTGGATGTGGAAACTAAAACAGATGGTACAATTGTACGTACAAAGTACGGAATAGAAAGGATTCCAGATCCTATGTTACTCAAAGAAATGCAAGAGTATGCAGATGGAGTCAACGTGGATAGATTAGTGTCATTTGCGGCACTAGTTGCATTCATGAGAATACAGCAAGCTAACAGAGGTTATTCTAAGAGAGTAATCATGGATGATGCCTCTAAAAACTTGCAAAAGTCAGAAAATTTGTTTAAATTAAATAGAAGTCCATTCCGTAATTTAGGGATGAGCTCATCTTTTAATTCTCAAAACTTTAAAAGATCACCGTTCAAAAATATTAAATAAAAGCTATGCAGGTATATAACGCAATGCAATTAAAAAAGGGAGCAAAGGTTGAGCATAACCGATTAGGTAGTGTAACTCAACCATTGCAATTTATTCCCAAAAAAGAAAAAGATGAACAGTGGGCAGCATGGAATTTAGATTGGTTAGAATGGAATGGTCTAAGACAAATTAGAAGAAATGCTCGTAGGCTAATGAAGAATTATAAGTTAGCTAAAGGGATTATTGACAGAACAGATTATATAGTTGAAGAGAATAATGAGTATAGAGATATTGTAGAGACACTTACTAAAGATGATACATCTGCTCTTGAACTTAAGTTTTACCCAATTATTCCAAATGTAATTAATGTTTTAGTAGGTGAATTTGCTAAGAGATCTACTAAACTTACCTATAGAGCTGTTGATGATGTTTCATATAATGAAATGTTAGAACAGAAAAGATCTTTAGTTGAAGAAACATTAATGGCTGATGCACAAACTAAAATCATTTCAGCACTTATTGCACAGGGATTAGATCCTAATTCACCTGAAGCACAACAGCAATTAGATCCACAAAAAGTTAAGTCTTTACCAGAAATTGAAAAGTTCTTTCAAAAAGACTATAGGTCAATGATTGAGCAATGGGCAACACATCAGCATAAAGTAGATGTGGAAAGATTTAAAATGGATGAGCTAGAAGAAAGAGGTTTTAGAGATATGCTTATCACAGATAGAGAGTTCTGGCATTTCCGTATGATGGAAGATGATTATGATGTAGAACTCTGGAATCCTGTAATTTCATTTTATCACAAGTCTCCTGATAATAGATATATTTCTCAAGGTAACTGGGTTGGTAAAACAGATATGATGACTCCATCTGATGTTATTGACAAGTACGGTTACATAATGACAGAGGAACAAATGGCTGCTCTTGAAGCTATCTATCCTATTAGATCTGCAGCATACAACATTGGAGGTTTACAAAATGACGGATCTTTTTATGATGCAACTAAGTCTCATGACTGGAACGTTAATATGCCATCATTAGCATATAGACAGTATACTTCATTCATGGGTGGAAATGTTTTAGACGGATCTGATATTATTACTCAAATCTTAGCTGAAGGTGAGGATTATTATGATCAAGGAACTGCATATCTTTTAAGAGTAACTACAGCTTATTGGAAGTCTCAGAAAAAAGTTGGTCACCTAACTAAGGTTTCAGAAATGGGTGAAGTTACTACTGAAATTATAAGTGAAGATTATACTATTTCAGATAAACCAATATATGATACTAGACTCTATAAAAATAAAACTAGAGATAATTTAATATTTGGTGAGCACATTGATTGGATCTGGATTAATGAAGTTTGGGGTGGTGTAAAAATTGGTCCAAACATTCCTTCATTCTGGGGTATGAATAACCCTGGAGGATTTACTCCAATTTACATTGGTGTAGATAAACATAAGATTGGACCATTAAGATTCCAATTTAAAGGTGATTCAAGTTTATACGGATGTAAGTTACCTGTAGAAGGTGCTGTATTTACAGATAGAAATACAAGATCTACTGCACTACTAGATTTAATGAAGCCATATCAGATTGGTTTTAATATTGTAAACAATCAAATTGCAGACATTCTAGTTGATGAATTAGGAACAATTATTATGCTTGACCAGAATACTTTACCTAAACACTCTCTTGGAGAAGACTGGGGTAAAGGTAATTATGCTAAAGCATATGTTGCAATGAAGAATTTCCAAATGCTTCCTCTTGATACTTCTATTACAAATACAGAGAATGCATTAAACTTCCAACACTTCCAAAAACTAGATCTATCTCAGACAGAGCGATTGATGTCAAGAGTTCAATTAGCTAATCACTTTAAGCAACAAGCATATGAAGTAATTGGAGTTAACCCACAAAGAATGGGACAACAATTATCTCAGATGACTGCTACAGGTGTAGAACAAGCTACTGCAGCATCTTATGCACAGACAGAAGTATTCTTTATCCAGCACTGTGATTATCTAATGCCTAGAGTACACCAAATGCGTACTGACTTAGCACAATACTATCATTCAACAAAACCTTCTGCAAGACTTACATATATTACAGAGGCTGATGAAAAAGTAGCATTTCAAATAGAAGGTACAGATCTTCTAATGAGAGACCTTAATATATTCTGTAGTACCACTGCAAACCATAGAGCTGTTCTTGAACAGTTAAAACAAATGGCTATTCAGAATAATACTACCGGAGCATCTATCTATGATCTTGGTAAAATTGTTCAATCTGATTCAATTGCTGAAATCAATACTGTTCTTAAAATGTCTGAACAGAAATTACAGCAACAGAAACAAGAAGAAATGCAACAGCAACAGCAAATGCAACAAGAACAACTTGCTTCTCAAGAGAAACAAAAACAGATGGATATCCAAGCTGCTGCAGAAAGAGATGATAAGATGATTCAGAAAGATATAACAGTAGCTGAAATTAGAGCTGCTGGATATGGATCAATGTCAGATGTTAATCAAAATCAAATGTCTGACTACATGGATGCTATGAAAGAAATTAGAGCAACTGAACAATATCAAGCACAAACTGATATCCAAAGACAGAAACAAAGTGATGATATGGTTAAGCATTCTCAAAAGATGAGTATGGAACAACAGAAGTTGCAAACACAAGAAGACATAGCAAATAAACAATTGGAAATAGCAAGAGTCAATAAGAATAAATATGACTCTAAATCTTCTGATAAAAAGAAAAAATAGGTTTAGCTATATAGTGCAAAAAATTAATTTTTGACTTTTAAATTTTCCAAGTTTATTTTGTATATTAAATTATAACATAAAACCAACAAGATGGAAGAAACCAACAAAACTCCTGAAGAAATTCAGGTACAAGACTCTACAACGGTAGGTCAAGTAGATATAGACATTGATTCAATTTTTGGTCCTCCAGGTGCTGATAGTATCATGTTACCTGATGGTCAATCTGAACCAGAAAAGAAATCTGTTTTTTCAGCAAATAAAACAGATATGACGTTCTTTGACAATCCAACAGCTAAAACTCATGAAGAAAGAGTAGAAGCTGAGGAAAAACAAATAGAAGTTGAGGAGACAATTAATGAACTTGATAGTCTTATTTCTCAGGCGGAAGATGCTGGCGGTAAAGGAAGACCTAAAGTAGACAAGTCAGGTCTTTCTGAGTTAGCAGCTAAAATGATTGAGGAAGGTACACTTATTCCTTTTGATGATGATAAACCATTAGAAGAATATACTACAAAAGACTTCCGTGAATTATTTGAAGCTAACTTCCAAGAAAGAGAAAATAAAGTAAGACAAGATACTCCAAAAGAGTTTTTTCAATCTTTACCACAAGAACTTCAGTATGCTGCTAAATATGTAGCAGATGGTGGGCAAGATCTTAAAAGTCTTTTTAGAACCTTAGCTCACGTAGAAGAGATTAGAGATTTAGATCCTTCTAATGAGTATGATCAAGCAGAGATTGCAAGACAGTATCTATATGCAACAGGATTTGGAACTGCAGAAGAGATTGAGTCTGAAGTTGAAGACTACGCAGAATTAGGAAGACTAGCTCAAAAAGCTCAACAGTTTAAACCAAAGTTGGATAAAATGCAAGAAGATATTGTAAATAGACAACTTGCAGAACAAGAGTATAAGAAACAACAACAGGCTCAGCAAGCAAAAGCTTACCAAGATAATGTATATAACACATTAGCTGTTGGTGAACTTGGTGGTATAAAACTTGATAGAAAGGTTCAAAGTCATTTATACTCTGGATTAGTTCAACCAAACTATCCTTCAATTTCTGGTAAACCTACAAACCTACTTGGACACTTATTAGAAAAGTATCAGTTTGTAGAACCAAATCATGGTCTAATTGCGGAAGCACTATGGCTATTATCTGATCCAGATTCTTATAGAAATAAAGTAAGAGATCAAGGAGTAAAACAAACTGTAGAAAAAACAGTAAGACAACTTAAAACAGAAGAGGCAAGAAAAATGGGATCTTCTTCACAAGAAGAACCTGAACAAAGAAGAACTGCTACAGCAAGCAGACAACAAAGAACAATCTCAAGACCAAACAATTTGTTCAAGAGATTTTAATTAGTAACAATTTAAATTAATATATACAATGGCAACTCCAGTAATGAACAATGGTATATTCCTTAGGGATACCGCTTA